CCCGCCACATATCGACGGCCATCCGGACCAGAAGGTTATTAAGCTGGTCCGGAATGGCTTCGTCAGGTTTCATATTGCAGTAGGTTTTAACCATGTCTGTGACGGTGTCCAGGACGAATTGAAGAAGGCCGTCCTTTTCATTGCCGGTTATACCCAGCAACATTTTCATTTTTTCAAGCATAACCGGTCACACCGCCTTTCGCGTTATTAGGCAGACGCGACGGTTGCGCTACCGGCTTTCTTCGCTTTGTTATCGTCCACGTCGATTTCGACAACGGTTATCGTGTGTCCGCTAGGGACGTCAATTTCGCCGTCAGCGGGAAGTTCTTTCCAGTTATTAGAAGCGCCTGTTCCGACATTCAGCACTTCGTTATAGCTTACATTCAGTGCAGAAGAAGCGGTCTTGTAAACCAGTTTGCGTCCAGGAAGTACCGGTTCAGCAACGCTTATTTTTGTCCTTCCTTGCGAGCTTCCAGCTACAGATGTTGCTGTCACGGTCAAGGTCCCAAGCTCTCCGGCGCCCTTCTCATAGAAGAAGATCAGATCAGGGGTCAGGGCCTTGCAACCGTAGTCGTAGAACATAGCGACCGCGTAATCGTTGGAAAGAGGAATCTTTTCAGGGTCTTTGTAAGGATAAATAACAACCGGCAACGCGATTGCGCCGTCGATCATCAGCACAGCGTCGATATTTTGAGGCAGATAAACGGAACTGTAAGTCTTTACGCCGTGGAAAAGGGCGAATTCTTCTGCTGTGGTGTCGACGTTCGCATTATTCGCGGTTTTGTCAAGGTAGTTCCTGATCTTGCCGTAGAAGGAAGGGGAACATACCAGGTTCATCATGCTTCTGGGAACGCCCCTGACATAGTCGTTTTTAACGGTTTCAAGGGCCTGGATCATGGCTTCGACCTGGTCTTCGATATTGGATAAGCCGGTAGGTTCGAAGGATACGCCGGCTATTACAGCTTCCACGAAGAAGGCAGTATCCAGTTCAGCAACCACAGTGTCGACGTGGTTGTCTGCGCGTCTTGCCATGATGTTAGCCACGCCGAAAGTGTCAAGGTCGAACTTTGCGGCTTCTTCCACGATTTCCTTATGGACGTTAAGGTTTACAGTGATAGGCGGTGCTTTCAGCTTATCACCGCCACCTGTTCTTGCGGTGCCGTAATCCTTCGAAACGCTGTTCGCGAATCTCTTAAACTCAACAGAACCGGCGGCGGGGTTTCCGGTGTACGCCTGGGACTTCAGGCCGTTCGAAAGTGTGGCCTTCTGGATATTCTCAATCACAAGACCGGAAATTTCTTTCAGATCGGCTTCGAGTCCGCCGGACTGAATAAGACTAATCGCCTTTGTTCTTGCCATCTGTTATCACTTTCCTTTCATCACAAAATGTTTTTTTAGAAAATTACCGGTCCAGCCGGTGTGTTTGGTGTTGGCTGTGCGCCAGGGTTTGCGGGTTTTGCCCCTTTAATCTCTGGGGCCTGCTCTTGCTCCCTGAAAAGGTAGGGTTTTGTTTCCTTAATCGGTTTGACCAGGCTTTCCAGGTCACTTTTCAGGTTTCCTGATTCGTCCACTTCGATTTTTTCAAGGTCCAGAAGCGAAATGATGTCGGCCGGATCATGTGCCTGGCCGGCAAGTGCCAGCCTTAAAGCCGTGTTCTTCTGGATTTTCTTGATTTCTGCGGCGTGGTTGTCTTGCAGGTTCTTAATAGTGTCCTGGGCGGCTTTAACGTCGTCAGCGATCTTCGCCGGATCACCAGAACCACCAATCGCCTTTAATGCGTCGGCGGCGGCCTTTAATGCCTTTTCGGCGCTTGCACTTTGCGACTTCAAGGCATCGTATTTGTCGGCCGGAACATAGGACCCGTCGTTTCCGATCACCAGATCGACGTCTTTTCCGTCTTTGCCTTTACCTTTCAGGGCTTCCTCGATCTGTTTTGTCAGGTCCTCTCCAAGAAGTTTTTTGATTGATTCATGGATCATGGTTGACATTCTCCTTTCTCCGCTGTTTTTAACGTGACTTCCACACGCTTTGCGGTCCCGTCTGTTCGCCGGAACGGGTACGGCTTATTTTGGATATGAAAAAACGCCCGTGAAGGCGTTCAATCAACAAGTTATTCGGTTACTGTGACAGCTTTATTCTTCGATTTTTTCTTCTTCGTCTTAATGCCCTGGACTTCGGCCCATTCCTCGTAAGTCATGTTTTTAGGCATTTTCTTTCCGGAATTGTACCAGTCCATTTCATCATGGGGATCATATTCTATGGTCGTGGATCGGCAATTCGGGTGCATGGGCGGGAAGTTTGTTCCTGGTTTGGCTTCATCTAAAGCGAAGTTTTTCCCGTCCAGGCTTGCACAGACTTCACTTGTCCGGCTGTCCAGGGTAGCGACGAATTCATATCGCTTCACGCCGGCGGCTCTGTAAGCGGCTTTTTCTGCTTCGTTGTGGATATGGTTTGTTTCGGTCCTGATAAGCCGTTCGGCGTTTTTATAAGATTGGCCCATTCGCGCCGATATTTCCTTCGACATGGCGACAATGCCCTTGCCCTGGATAAGTCCCTGGGTCGTAACCTCCCGAAGATGAAAGAGTAGGGCCTGTTTGTTTTGCCATAGCCGGTCCGAAAACATGGCGCCGGACCAGGGATAAGAAACAACGCTTTCAATCATGCCGGCGTTTATCTTTGCGAATTCGTTTATAAAGCCGGCGCGGGCCTGTAGGTGATAGACTTTTTTATAATAGGCTTCGGTAAAGTTTTCGCCGAATTCAGCTTTCATCTGGGCGACGCCTTTAGTGAATAGGTCGTTCAGGATCATGTCTATTTGCGCGTATAAGGCTTCCAGGCGTGTTATTGAACTGCTATAGGATAATGCGTCAAGCTGTGCCGTTAATAGGGCCTTAATGCGCGGGTCTGGTTCCTGGGCTATTCTGTTGACGTAGTCGGCCAGACTTGCTTTCCATTCCTGGAACTCTCTTTTGTTTAGAAGCCGAACGGCTTCTTCGTAGGTCAGGCCGTGTTTTGAAGCATACCGGTTATAGAAGTCGTTAACTTCCTTCCGGATTGCTCTTGCGGCTTTTTGGTATTCCTCAAACATTTTAGCCGATAGCCTGGCGCCGCGAATGTAAGATTCTTCTTCCAGGACTAAAGCGCGCCTTCTCCAATATTCCTTACTTCTCATTCTTCGTCACCGCTTCCGTCGTCTTTCTCGTCGCCTTCATTTCTCACCCCCAGGTCATTATCAAATAAGCCGCTTCCGAATTCCTCCATAGCCTTTTTCCGTTCTTCCTCAATCCTTGCCAGTTCTTCGTCCGCGTCAGTGACCCACGGGTGATTCTGTATTTGTGTCCGTTTGGAAAGAATTCCTTCGCTGACCCTGATGTTGTTAATTACTTCAGTTTCATTGACCGGCATATCGACGTTGAAGATAATGTCGAATTTCTCTTTCGTGAAGTCACCTTTGCCAATAAGCTGTAGATAAACGTCAATGAACAGCTTCAGGCGCTGGAAGGTTTCTTTCAGTTCGGTTCCCAACGCGTCACAGTCAGCGTCCAGGTCCATATAACGGAAATTGATAGCGGTTCCGGAAGCGTTCCCCAGGTCTGGGTCCTTCGTGTCGACGGCCGAAGCGAAGTCGAATACGTCGCGGCGTTGCTTATCCAGGAAGGCCATAACCGCGTCAATATTAAGATCGGCCTGTAGCTTATCAACGCCACCGTCCGAAGTTACCTTGATTGCCAGGTGTTCCTTCAGGTCCTTAATGAATTCGCCCAGGTCCTGGCCGCCATAGTTCTTCAGGATATATATAAACTTCGCCACGTCGCGAAGCACGTCGGCTGTTACTGATGTCTGCCAGTTAATGTCGTCGATCAGGTCTTTTACGAAGTAACACAAGGGAAGTTCTTCGTCGTTATATCTTAACCAGGCGATAGGTACTTCTTCCCAGTTATAAGCCTTATTACCGACGACAAAATGGCTTTCGGTATAGTCGTTTTCTTCGGTGCCGTATTCCTTATCGACCATGAACCTAAAGCCGCCTTCCAGACCGGTAACGAAGCGCTTGACACCGCCAGGATACCAGAATTCGGCCCGCGTGATTGTGTGTTTGCGGGTACCGATATATGCCACCTGGTCATAGAAGCGGATAAAAGCGTCAAGTTTTGTCCGTTCAGAATCGCGCCATAAAGGGATAATCTCGGTCGAAGGAATAAGCATAAAGGCCAGCTTGCCGTCTTCGTCAAAATAAGGCTGTATCCAGGCGATACCTGATTTAATCGCGTTTTTCCCAAGACTTTTAATTTTCTTGCGGAACCTTGCGTCGAATATTTCGCCCAGCGCTTCCGCGTATGCCTTATTACTGGTGTCAACGGTCCAGGGCTTCGAAAGAAGGTAATTGACCTTTTGGTCCACCAGCTTTTTAAGGATCGGGTGTTCGATTTTACAGTTTGACCGGTTGGCGACGTCGTTCGTCTTCCTCTGGACGTCAGACCGGTTCCTGTAATACTGTTCAGCTTCGACCATGATCTTGTATTGCTCGGACGACTTGAATTCTTTTATTTCTTCACCGACTATCTGGGCCAGCGACATAGGAACCTTTTCCGGATCGGAAAGGATCATCTTTATTCGGTCCATCTCGGTTAATGTCATGCTTTACACCTCACTTCAAAATCTCGATTGCGGAACCGCGGCGAATTCTTTCAACAGAATAGCGAAGGGCGGCCATAGCGTCGTCCATGAATTCGACCGGTTCGTCTATATATAACCCAAATATTATCATCCAGCTTCTCGTCTCACTTTAGCACCTGGATACCGGGTTGCTTATTCAATCTCATTATTGCCTGAGACATAGCGTCCACTTGGTCATCATTAGCACCATTCGGAAACGCCGCGCATTCTTCAATGAAATCGTGAACCCAGGGCGCAATACCAGGATCCGGCAAATACACATTCCCAGCTTCGATGTCCGGAGATACTGCCCAAGCCCTGGATTCTTTGCTTCCTTGGGGCTCAACCGGTATTAGCCCAAATATTTCCCGCTTTAAGGTAGCAATCACCGCCGGACCGTTGGCTTTATCCTCAACTAATTTTGCTCTCGCCTGCGGCCATTTTGCCGACAGGTTTCGTACCGCCTGGACAGTAGCCGGAAAGTTCATCCTGTCACGCACCTGGTCCAGCAAATATTTATCTGCACCTTTCCGGCCCCACACCTGACCAACCACATAGTCTGCCATCTTGGTATCTTTGAAAGTCATATCCCAGCTCTGGATAATCTCATCAAACCTGTCCGGCACCCTGCGGTAATACTGCCACCAGTTGCGCTTAAATATGCCGCCCTCTGCCGGCGAAGGCCGCTGTTG